GTACGAAGATTAGAGGCAACCTCGACGGCAGCCTCCATTGTAATTGGGTGAATGTATTTAGACACGTTGATAATATCTAGGTGAATAATCTCCTTCCCAATTCATAGAATGAAGAGTAGCTGGAGAAGGATGATTTGATTTTATAAGTACGCTTAAGTTTGTATTTCTATCATATACAGGAATTGTATGTCTATACTCTGATGCTATTGATGCCGTACTTGCATTAATATTATCCCATTCTAAGGATTCAACAGTATACGTATAGTCATCTCTCCCCTTACGCTTTAAAGTTATATCTAGTACTCCTACATCTCCGAAGTCAAAATTCATTCTATGTATAACCAGAGATCCTCTAGTTTGGGATTGAGTACTTTGTCCGTCAGATTGTGTAACATAAATTTTAGGTAACTCTACTTCAAATTCATACTCATAACCAACAATTAAATCTGTGTTAACAGAACTGGTAGACGCACCAGCTTCAGTAGATGTCTTCCAGTTTCCGGGTAACGTAACTGTTTCGTTAGGAGCTGTACCTGTAATAGCAGATGAAGGGATATCATAACTCTTACCAGCTGCATCACTAGCAGTTATACAATATGCTGTTAGTGTACGAGAGCTGTAGAATCCTGCACCTAATGTAAAGGTTGTTACATCGGTAGCACTATTATAAGTCATATCTCCAGATGCAATCGTTTTCTTTGTATCTAAATGTACACGATTTTCATCTGGTGCTGTTCCTATCATAGGAGTAGCTGAAGATAATTTTATGTCAAATTTTTCTAGTGTATATGTGGAGCCAGTATTTAATACCGCATAATAATTATCGTCCATCATCACATGATAGATAACATTATTAGGTAATGTCCATCTAAACCATGCTGACTGAGCACGTTTGTCTCCAGCTTCATACCATTTATACCCCCATACCTCATTACTTGCAGTATGTAAAGTACTATCTACAGCAAATAATAATAGGTTATTTTCAGTAGATACAGTTACATTAGTTATTTTTTGAGGAAATAATTCTGCAACAATTTTACTTTGTTCTTCAACTGCAGGTTCATTTCTAGTAGATACATTGCCTAACTCATAAAATCTAGCTTCTCTTGCTGTACTATTTAAGAATCCTATAGTAGTTCCTAAAGACACAGGGTTACTATCTTCATTAAATGCGTAGGATGATACATATGTTATTTGAGCTGTTTCAGGAGTAAGCAAAGCTTCCGCTCCAGAACTCAATAAGAACTGTTCACTAGCACTAAAGATAACTAAACCTCCGGGAGTCTCTACAGCATCAAATAGTTTCGTAGGAAACGTTGAACTAGATTGTAAATCAATTGGGTCTGCGTTAGAAATTGCCATCGCAGTTTTTACCCAAAAATTATAGAAGTCATTTACTCTAGATAATATAATATTTTCTGCACTAAGCAGAGCTATTCTATTTCTAAAGAACAACATCTTTTGTATTGGATATCCTACAAACGATGGTTCAGGGTTTGTTACATCATCACCTACATCACGTTGACCCCAATCTGGATAACCAAACTGGAATGCACCATTAGGATAAGATGTAGCACCACCACCATTTATAGAGAATGTCCCAGGAAGTACTCTGGTGAGCTTTAGAGGCATTGTATCGTTGTCAAAGGTAGTTGTTATAGCAGGAGCTGCTACCTCTTCCCACACGCCCTCTCCGAAGCGACAGGGGTGAACTGTGACATTACCACTTGTTGTACCTGAAGATGCATCTGTTACAGTAAATGTATTAGCGTCAGCAACACTTGTTATAGTATAGAAGTTATCACTACCATTACCACTTGTAAAATCAAGTATAACTTGACTGCCATTAGCTAGTCCATGATTCGCTGATGTAACTGTTACTGTACTACCTGCTCTAGCATACGTAGCTTTCTGTGTAATATCTGCTGCTACACCTTCAGCTTGAAAGCGAAGGTAATAGTCATCCATATCTTCACCACTATTAACAATACGTACTGTATAACCATGACGACATACACGAGGTAAGTCAGCTATATTATTAGCTTCTGTTGTAGTAACAGTCATTAATTGTTTTTCTGGTGATGTTACACCAAATGGAGTAGCTCTGTATAAATGAATACCATTTCCACATATAGTAGCTGTGATTCCATGTCCACTTATTGCATCTAAAGCTGTTTTTAAATCTCCTAAAATACCACCGGAAGATACATGTTCTTCAGCATTAGATGATGTAGGAGCTGGACGTACCATAGCTACATTAGCTCTGGATATAACGTTTACATGACTCTTAACTGTAACAGTAGTTGTTACACCTTTTGCTGAGGTATACTGATGTGTATCGTTTGTAGTCCAACCTTCTCCACCAAATTGTAACTTTACATAAGGTTGATAGGTATCATGATAGTTATCGTTATCAGAGTCATCTGTTGGTTGAGGTGTACAACGAGTATCCATCTCATACCTAAGGTTACTCTTACCACCTGAACTAGCGTTAGGAGGTGAAGTAGATCCTATTGCTGTACCTGTATTAACATTAACAGTTTCCCTACCTGCTCCTTTACAGTCACCATTACTGGTACCACTATAGTCAGCAGAATCATCAACAGTCGCAACTGTTAAACTCGTAGCTCTAGTATGGCTAGTTGTAGCATTACTTGTAGGATCATAAAGATCTAACGCATATTGCTTACCATAAGATATAGTATCTAAAGATATGAATGCTTCGTTTAATTGAGGTGCAGACTTTTGTGAAGCATCAGTTAACATTGCTACATTTTTCTGCCTGTTACAAAAGAATGTAGTTTCGTTAATAGTCATTACCTGTATGTCAGAAGATTTTTCATCTGACAATGCAGTATTATCTAAGTAAGTAGCTTTGTTTGTACCAGCTACATTAGCATAATCAACTGGTATGACTGCTCCGTCACTACATCTCCATATAGTAACTGTACCATCAGCAGCAGATTGACCTATATACTGTTCATCATCTTGAGTATATATGTTAAACCACTTAGCATGAGCAGCAGTAGAAGGAGATATTGCACTTACTAATTGACTTCCGGGACGTTTAACAAGTTGGCGTACAACGTCAGGTACACCATTAACTAAATCAACAACTTGACCCGGAGCTTTTCTTTCGTCAGGTTGCGTTGACATACCTAAAACATAAGTAGGTATCTTTTGGGTAACACTTGCCATTAGCGTCTTAGCATTTGATAAGGTTTATAAGATTGATATGCAGATTCATCTGGCCAACCCATAAAGTTATGGTCTCCTTGATTGCATTCATATTCCATACACGCTGCTCTAGATTGGGTTTCAAAAGTAGCCATCATCTTTTGCAGTTCAGCATTGGAAACTAATTGTACTGCGGCTCTACCGCAAGCTTTATATATAATATACCTCTGGAACGGAGCAGGTATATCTTCAAAATTTAATAGTCTGACATAGTTAAAGTAGAAGTAGTCATCATCTGGAAATTCAAATGTATGATTAACTCTGTCATATATTTTCCAGATTCCATCAGAATCTTTTCTTCTTACGAAATCTCTAGTACGATCCCATGCGTCTTCCATGTCGATACGCATAACATCGGAGGGTATTATAAATTTATTGTCGCTAGTTTTACTACTATTCTTTATATGATATTCTATATTAAAAGTCCATCCTTCGCTTTGTACATCTTGATTAGATTCTTTTAATAAGTTGTATACAAAGGATACCTCTGGATTGGTAAAGTCTATTTGAGAGATAGGAGACTGACCTATGCTACCCAATATAGAGTTAACTGCGGATAGTTCGGTATCGAGTGTTGTAGTTGTGGTAGTCATAGGTTAAGAATTATGAATAAAAAAAAGGGAGGTCGTGAAACCCCCCTTATGTGCTTAGTTATACTGAGCTGTAACTACGGCACAAGTGTCATAGACACCGCCGCCACCTACAGTAGCATAGGCTAAACGTAAGTTTTTAGTTGTGGAGGCAACCGCTGAAGGTGTGCCTGATCCACTTGTATCTGAAGGAGAGATACGTGTTTCAGTTCCTGCACCGCAAGAACCGTACTCTCCAACTGCTGTTGGAACTGCCATAATATTTTATTGTTAAGAAACTGTTCCTAGAAGTGTGCTGTCAGAGTGCTGCCTTCCATACTCCAAAGGAGTTGCAGGGTCTTTGGTGATTGATTTATCAACCTGTCCAATACCGCTAAGACTTGCACCATTACCAGTAGTTCTAGTAACTGTTTGTGAAGTACCGGGTTTTAAAGACATAATTAACTACGTGCTGAAGTTAGTTCGATTGCACCTGCTGGGTTAAGTGTTCCTACACCCATAGCAAGTCTACCAACCATAACATCACCTTGGTAACTATTGTTTTCACCAGATACAGAGTTAACTGTACCAGCTAAGAATGGTAGGTTGTTTGAACGCTTGATTTGGATACCAGCAATCTCAACTAGACCTTCACCAGAGTTTAAGTTACCTTGTGAGTTACCATAGTCTCTGTTTAAGATGTTAGATGATACTTGTGAGACAAGTGCATAGTATTGTCTTGGATTCAAGACAGCTGTACGTCCAGTCTTTGGAAGATTTTTTTCGTCAAGAACTGCAGCTGCTTCAAAGAAAGCATCAACAAGTGCTTGAGCATTATACTCCTTAGTTGTACCTAGCTCGATCTGTGTACCGCCGGGTTCTGGTCCGGGAGATGCTGTGATAGGATGTGCTTCTCTTGCT